TGCCCTGGAAATGTACAAATCTTCCTACTTACTTGACGTTTCTGGCACTATTTTAGTCGGGTTTTTATTCTGGAGCATCATAACTTTCAGGAATTTCATTACGCAGTTTTTGTTGAGATTGCAAATCAAACAACAATTCGGGACGTACGTAAGTCCGGACTTAGTAAAAAAATTACAAGAGGACCCAACATTGCTGAGACTGGGTGGGTCGACAGAACGACTTACTTTTCTTTTTTCAGATATTCGAGGATTCACACCAATTTCAGAAAAATATCAAAAGAATCCACAAGGTCTTACCAAACTCATAAACAGGTTTTTAGATAACCAAACTGAGATAATATTAAAACACGGAGGAACCATCGACAAATATATGGGTGACTGTATTATGGCATTTTGGGGTGCTCCTCTACCAGATAATAAGCATGAAGAAAATGCAACAAAAGCTGCTATCGAAATGAGAATAGCACTAGGAGAATTAAATGAAACACTTAGAGAAGAGGGCCTTGACCAAATTAATACAGGAGCTGGCATCAATACGGGAGACTGTGTGGTGGGCAACTTTGGTAGTAGTACTCGCTTTGACTATTCCGTTTTGGGTGATGCTGTTAATCTCGCTGCCCGACTAGAATCGAGCTGTAAGAACTATGACGTAGACCTCGTCATATCCGAGCACAGTTTAGTTGATGGTTACGACTATAAATTTTTAGATGAAGTTACAGTAAAAGGAAAGACCGAGCCAGTTAAAATATATACCATCGAAAAATAATACTTGACTTTCTGCTCTGATTTTGTTATAATTTTATTAAGAACAAAAAGTTCAAAAGATTTTAGGGAATTAATATGGATGTTAACGAGGTGGCCGCAGAATTAGCGAAACACGAAGCAGTATGCGCTGAAAGATGGAAAACTTGTTTCAATAAGATAGATGATATTGAAAATCAGATTACCAGAATAGAAACAATACTTATTAGTGTATCAAGTACTTTGATAGTTGCGGGAGCAGGTATCATATGGACTATGTTCTCAATGCATAGTTAGGAGAAAATATGGAAAAAGAATATAAAACAAAAGATTTGAAAGCTGAGAAGGTAGTTAAAGAAGAAAAACTTGACTTACCTATCTATGAAAAAAGAGGTAATTGGTGTTTCAAACTAAAAGGAGGCTTGTACAAGTTTCCTACTAAAGAACTAGCTACAGAAAAGTACTTAGAACTTAAATAATGGATGTACTAAATGTATGGGATAGTTTATCCTATGTAGATGGAATAGTATTTACATTTTGGTTAGGTATTTTGTACTATGGCAAATGTTGGATAGATAATAAATTTAAGGATTAATATGGCAAACAGTATAGAAGATGCTTTAGAGAAAGCAGTAAAGCAAGTAGAAGTAGGAAAGGTAGTAGAAGGCAAAGGAGCCGAAGAACCTGCAGAATTATCCTCTAGAGTAAAAATACTACTAGCAAGAAAAAAGAACTTACAAAGAAAAAAGAGACAACACTTACCTAAAGCTCTTAGATGAGTAAAAAGAAGACGCCAGAAGAAAGAATGGCGATCTGTAAAAAATGCCCCCACTTAAAGAAGTGGAAAGTTTGCGATATATGTAAATGTTTTATGCCCCTCAAAACAAAGATTAGATGGGCAGAGTGTCCTTTGGAAGATCCCAAATGGACATAAGGAGAGTGACATGCCTAAAGGTAAAGGAACATACGGATCAAAGGTTGGCAGACCAAAGAAAAAGAAAAAAGGTGGAAAGAAGAAAAAATCAATGGGAGGCTTAACAGCAGCTCAAAAGAAACTACCTAAAGCTTTACAAGCAGCTATCTTGAAGAAGAAAAGAAAGAAGAAGTAATGGCTGTTCGTAGAAGAAAAGCAGTTAAGAAAAAGCCTGTGCCTACAAACCCTAAACTATATGCTAGGGTTAAGGCGCAAGCTAAACGAAAGTTTAAAGTATATCCATCGGCGTATGCTAATGGTTGGCTAGTAAAAACATATAAAGCCAAAGGCGGAAGGTATCGTATGGGTACTGGACGTAAGAGAAAGTAATGGCAAAACCTAAAGGTGGCCTAAGTAAATGGTTTAAACAAAAATGGGTAGATATTGGAAGACCTAAGAAGAAGGGTAGATATCAACCTTGCGGACGAAAATCTGCAAAAACATCGAGGCGAGGGTACCCAAAATGCGTACCTTTAGCTAGAGCAAATACAATGAGTAAAGCACAGAAGAAGTCTGCAGTACGAAGAAAAAGAGCAAAAGCTCAAGGCGTCGGCGGCAAACCTACTAGAGTGAGGACTTATACAAAAAGAAGGAGAAAATAAATGGAGTGGCTAAAAACCAAATGGACTCAATTTATAAACATCATCACAGGGAAAGATAAGAACTGGGATGGTTCAGTAGACATCAAAGATAAAATGATGGCAGCAGAACAAAAAGCTAAAAGCTAAAATATATTAGCTAAGTCTACAAGGACTAGCAATGGGGAAGAAAAACCTAATTACCGATATACAGAAAACTTTAGCTCTTTCAGAGAGATTAAAGATAGCTGTACTTGAAGAAATAGAATGGGGTAGAACTCTCCAAAAATTATTAAAATTACCGAGAACTAATACTAATACAGTTCTCATTAACAGGCTAATAAGCCAAAGTACTCGTTAGAGTAAGAGGAATATAAAAATGGCACGACAAGGCGGATTTTTAAGCGGACCAAGTATCCACTCAACTTCCAAGCTAAGAAAGCATAAATTAAAAAGAGGTTTAACTCGAGATTTAAATGCAGCGGCAGGAACTTATGTAAACACCAAGTCACCAATGTCCACACCAGGTGGATTCTATGGTGCAGCACCAAAAGCAGTAGGACCAAGATTTGGTAAAACAGTCAATCCTAAAAGAGCAAAGTTTAGTAAGAAAACACCTTCTAAATTACTAACGAGAAGGAGAAGAAGATAATATCTTTAAAAAAATAAATAAACTTATGAAGTCAGGAAGACTTGATAAAGTAGTAAAGAAAACTTTACGAATGAAGAAAAAACATGGCACTAACAAAAGCAGAAAAGGCAAGGCTGAAAAGAGCTGGGCTATCTAGACTTAATAAACCTAAAAGAACACCTAAACACAGAACAAAGAAAGCTGTAGTAGGAGTTAGAGTTGGCGGAAAGGTGAAAATCATCCGCTTTGGTGCACAAGGCATGGGACACAATTACAGTCCTGAAGCTAGAAAAAGCTTTAAAGCCCGACACGGAAAAAATATTGCCAAAGGTAAGTCGTCCGCGGCTTACTGGGCAAATAAAGTATTCTGGGCAGGTAAAGGAGGATCTAAGAAGTTACCTCCGAAATCACAAAAATTCACTAGAGGACTAAAACGTAGAAAATGAGCGCAAAACAAGACGGCAGAAAGTTATGGTTAGAAGAGAACATAACTTACGCTAACAAGTTTCTGAACCAGTTAATGGATGCTTCAGAGAAAAGAAAACTATCTCCTTCCGAAGAGAAGTTAAAACATATATCAGCCTCATACTGCTACTTATATAATATCCTCTTAGATTCAGGTCTACTAGAAGACTCTGATGATTATAACGACATATTCCCACCTGAGACAATACATTGATAGAGATAAGCAGAACAGATATAGAAAGTAATTACTTAATGGATATCCCTTCTGAGGATAGATTTGTAAAGTTACCTATTGAGGGTTATCTAGATCTACTAGGTATTAAACCCAACACTTCCCAAACAGCAATTATAAATGCTATAAACAATCCTAAATATCGTTTTGTTTGTGCAGCTGTTTCTCGTCGTCAAGGAAAAACCTATATCTCAAATATTATAGGACAGTTGGTATGTTTAGTACCTGAAAGTCATGTATTATTAATGTCACCCAATTATTCACTATCCCAAATTTCATTTGATCTACAAAGAAATCTAATCAAACATTTTGATCTAGAAGTTGTAAGAGATAATGCAAAAGATAAAGTTATTGAATTATCCAACAATTCTACTATAAGAATGGGTTCTATTAACCAAGTAGACTCAGTAGTTGGTAGAAGCTATGACTTAATTATATTTGATGAAGCAGCGTTAACAGACGGCAGAGATGCATTCAACGTTGCACTACGTCCCACACTAGACAAACAAAACTCCAAAGCAATATTTATATCTACTCCAAGGGGTAGGAATAACTATTTTGCAGAGTTTTATTACAGAGGACATAGCGAAGAGTTTCCAGAGTGGTGCAGTATAAAGGCTACCTATCATGAAAACCCTCGTGTATCTGAGTCCGATATTATAGAAGCTAAAAAGACTATGTCTGCAAATGAGTTTGCCCAAGAATATATGGCAGACTTTAATGTGTATGAAGGTCAAGTCTGGGCATTTAACCATGAAAAGTGTATAGCAGAATTAAGCGAGTTTGACACTAGTACAATGGATGTGTTTGCAGGTCTTGATGTAGGGTATAAAGATCCTACAGCATTTTGTGTATTCGCCTATGATTGGGATGCCAAAAAGTACTATATACTAGACGAATATATGAACTCAGAAAGGACTACAGAACAGCACGCAGTAGAGATTCGAAAATTAATTCATAAATGGGATATTGACTACATTTATATTGACTCTGCAGCTCAACAAACAAGATATGACTTTGCACAGAATTATGACATTTCTACTATTAATGCCAAAAAATCAGTGCTTGATGGAATTGGTCATGTCGCAGGAATAGTAGACAATGATGATCTTATTGTACATCAAGGGTGTAAAGAAGCTCTTTCTTCTTTAGACCAGTATCAATGGGATCCCAACCCTAATTTAATGAAAGAGAAACCCAAACATAATATGGCATCGCATATGGCTGATGCTATGCGTTATGCCTTATATACATTTGAGACCTCGATTACTACCTTTTAATGATACCTATTGAAAAACAGTTCTTGACACTTGATGTGTATTTTTGGTATAATTCTAATTAAGAGTAGAAAAATGAATTTAAAAAGAGATTTAGTTAAATACGTTAGAGATAAAGCAAAATCACAATATAAAAAATCACCGAACTGTTATATTTGTAATAGTACTAGTGACTTAGATTTTCATCACTTTTACGGGCTTACAGAACTACTAGAAACTTGGATAAAAAAGAAAAAATTAATAATTAACAACGAGCAAGAAATACTAGAGATTCGAGAAGCCTTTATCGATGGACACTACAAAGAACTTTATGAAGATACAGTAACACTTTGCCATAGTCACCATATGAAACTACATTCAGTGTATGGCAAAAGACCCAAATTGATACACGCAGAAAAACAAAAAAGATGGGTCGAGAAACAGAGAGACAAATATGGCATGGTATAATAGATTCTTAGGAGGCGATAGCGAGGAAAAACTAAATCCTGCGCAATACGTCGTTTCTAGAAATGAAGGAATGACTGTTGAATCTCGGGAAGTAGTAACTAATTATAGAAATGCTTATGAACAACTAGAAATTGTTAATCGAGCAGTAAATATGATTGTTGATGATGTTGCTGAAGTACCTTTTGCAGTCGGAGAAAAAGTACTAGGAGCTACTAATATTGTAAAAAATATTCGTAAGTCTAAAGTTGATTTATTACTTAATAAAGAGCCTAACCCTTTTCAAGATGTAAGCGCCTTTAAAAGGAATCTTATAATCGATTTACTTATAGATGGAAACATCTTTATTTACTTTGATGGGGCTCATTTATACCATCTTCCAGCAGATAAAGTTACTATCCATACTGACGATAAAACTTACATAAAAAGATTCTCATATGATAACTCAATAGATTATAGTCCAAGCGAGATTATACATATTAAAGAGAATAGTTTTAACTCCATATATAGAGGAGTACCAAGATTAAAACCTGCTTTCAGGACTATGCAGTTACTAGGAAGCATGAGAGATTTTCAAGACAACTTTTTCAAGAATGGAGCAGTTCCAGGATTAGTCTTAAAATCACCAAACACTCTTTCAGAAAAAATAAAAGAAAGAATGTTACAAGCATGGGTTGCTAGGTACAACCCTAAGTCTGGAGGTAGAAGACCTTTATTTTTAGACGGCGGACTTGAAGTAGAAAACTTGACAGAAATTAACTTTAAAGAGTTAGACTTTCAAGAAGGAATTAAGTCAAATGAAAGAATTATACTAGAAGCTATGGGAATACCACCAATTTTATTAGATGGTGGTAATAATGCAAATATACGACCTAACCATAGACTTTATTATCTAGAAACCGTACTACCAATAGTTAAGAAACTAAATTACGCACTAGAAAGATTTTTTGGTTACTCACTAGCTGAAGATGTAACAGGTATTCCTGCTTTACAACCAGAATTGAGAGACCAGGCAGCATACTATGCTACTCTTGTAAATACAGGCATTTTAAGTGCTAACGAAGCAAGAGAAGCATTAGGAAAAGAACCTGTAGACGGATTTGATGAGCCAAGAGTACCTGCAAATATAGCAGGCTCAGCCGCAAACCCGGAACAAGGCGGTAGACCTGAAGAGGCTGCCCCAAGCGAGGAAGAATAATTATGACAAAAGATATGATAGCAAAATCCGTTTCAGAATATTTCGTTAAAGAAGGCGGTATTTTGAATATAGTAGAGTACAAGTCAAAAGGCAAAGATGTTCCAGTTAAGGACTATATTATAAGAAAACATTTTGGTTCTTGGAACAGATTTATAGCTGTACTAAGCAAAAGATACCCTGTAAACATACCAGAGGTAACAAAAGCACCGGCTAAAAAAGTGGAGAAGAAAGATGTCAAATAAAATTTATCATTGGACTAGTACTTTTAAAGCATTAGGTGAAACAGATGACGGTGGAATAGATATTAAAGGTTCAGCAAGTACAAACGGACTTGACAGAGCTGGAGATATTATTGAAAGTGATGCATGGACAAAAGGTGGATTAGAGAACTTTAAAAACAATCCAATAATTTTATTCAATCACAACTACGACAAACCAATTGGTCGTGCAAAAGATTTAAAAGTTACAGACAATGGCTTAGAAATATCTGCAAAGATATCTAAAGCTGCTGGTGATGTAACACAACTTATTAAAGACGGTGTCCTTGGAGCTTTTTCTGTCGGTTTCAAAGTCAAGGACGCTGATTATATGACTGAAACCGATGGATATAAAATAAAGGACGCAGAGCTTTTTGAAGTTTCTGTAGTATCAGTTCCTTGCAACCAAGGGGCAACCTTTGGCTTAAGCAAGTCATTTGATAGTATGGAACAGTACAATGAGTACAAGCAAACTTTTTACAAGGCTAACCCAGCAGAATCAGCAGACGCTGTTAATGTTGAGCAGCCAAGACGGGAGGAATCCCATAACATGGAGACAAATATGTCAAACGAAAAACAATCTCCTGAAAGCAATTTCGATTTAGATGCTTTTGCAAAGAAAGTAGCTGCTGATACAGCTGCTGAAATTGCAATGAAGCAAGCTGAGTCAAAAGCTGCTGAACAGAAG